AGAATAATAGGCTATTTCATTTACTATTACTCCGGGTACTAATCCAGTTGCTTGGCTAACTTCTGGCAAGTCCAAAGACATTTGTGTCCCTGTCATGCCATTAAAAGTGCCATAGTACACTTTATATTTGATGGAGAATATGGACATCCCAAGATAGTCCTCAATCGCCATGCGGGTCGCCAATTCAAGCCCAAACAGATAGTCTGCTTGGCTATCATCTTGGAACATATTTAGCTGTTGGGTGATCTGGTCAAGGGTAAGCCAAGATGTAGAAACATCTCGACTTACTTGCTCTATCTTTTCATAGCTGTAAGGATTCCTAGTAGTCCCTAAAAAAGGACCATTAGTTAAACTATCTAATGGCATGGCTTACCTTAACTGTGGGTCAATCGAACACCAGCAAATACATCTCGAATGGTAGAAACTACCCGCTTTTCACAGAACAGAGTTGTGAATCCGGGTTGGGTTTGTTCAAATGCCTTGATGCTCATTAGTTCATTATCAGCAATAGTTACAAAGCGATCCCATGCGGCTAAGTAAACTGGATAATTGCCAGCACCAGCCAATTGCATATATGGGTTAGCGATTACAGGGAAACCAAACATATAAACAACAGCGCCGCCATCTTCATCGCCTACTTCTAAGAAATAAGGGATGCCAGAAGTAGTTGTTACTAATTCTCTCAACAATTTAATGGTTGTTGGGTGCATCATCCAAGCGGTTGATGGGTCTGTCCAATATTGTGATGGTAAAGCACCAGTTAAATTGGCTAAATCATTGTAACTAATTGCACCAGCGGCGGCTTGGGTTACTGCTAAAACTGTATGGCGACCATTGGTCATTGCTGGACCATTAGAACCAAAAGCGGCGGCAGATGTAGAACTAGGATAACTATTTAAGCCACGCAAACCTTGTGTAGCACCATAGTTATAAGTTGTTGAACCTGATTGATCATTGTTGAGCATCATTGACAATGCTTCTTGCTGTGCAAACTCTAGCATGATGTCGCCAACAATAGATTCATTGATTCCATTAATATCACTCATAACTGCTGTTCTAACTGGAACTACAGCATTAATGGATCGAACTGGCAATTGCCAGTAAGTTGTAGCAATACCAGTTGTAGAATTGGCATTGTTATTGTTAATTGGGTATCCCCAAGGATTAAATGTAGAACCTTGTTGGACATTGGTAATGTTACCAGTTTTAACTACAAAGGCTTCATCTGAGCCAATAGTTTGAATTACTCTAGCACCAGCATTGCGAATTGGATTATTCTGGCGCAAAGATGCAAAAGCATCATCATAGATTGTGCGACCACCAACCCCAGAACCAGAGCCAGTAAGCGCAGATGCTTCCTTTAAATTTACTTCCGCTTCGCCTTTTTTAAGGGCTTTTTGGACTGCTTCAAGAATTAGATTAGCCATTTTATTTCCAAGTATTAAAAAGTAAAAGCGGGGCGGCTTTTGACCGCCCCAACTTTATTAGGTTGCTGTACCAGTAGAACGATAGCGGATTGCGCTAAACGGATCAACAACAGAAGTTGCCAAGCGCTTCTCACCAAAGAAGGTGATAAAGCCGGGCAATGTCTGATCATAACGGCGCAGAACCATGTTCAAGCGATCCACAATAGTGTGGAATCTTGACCATTGACCAAAGTACATTGGATACAAGCTGTTTGTACCAGCAGTATCAGTTGCGGCTTGGTATGGTGTGTCAAGGTACTTATTAACTACAACATCAAAACCAGCAATTTGACCAACAATACCTTCGGTAATCAATGGTGACATACGATCAAAAATTGGTGTGCCATTTGTATCTTTCAAGCCACGAATCTGAGCAAGGAAGAATGGGTTAATAATGATCTTAGCATCAGGTGTCCAGTATTCTTGTGGAAGGCTATGCAAGAAAGTGATCACATCATCAAAAGTTACATTATTAGCTAAACCAGTAGCGGCATTTGTAGTTAATTGATCATAAGTAGCAATAGTAGCTAAACCATCGGTAGATGCTGTTCCACTAGAGCCGAAAGCCGCAGTAGAAGTAGAGCCACCAGCATAGCCAGATTTACCATTTGCATATTGATTCAAGCCACGAATACCATTAGAGCCGCCTGTAGCATTACCAGTTGGGCTTGCTTGGTCATTGTTTTGAATCATAGCAATACCTTCTTGCTGGCTGAATTCAAGCAACATATCATCAACAACATTTGATTCCAAACCATCGATGTCGTCTAAAGCCGCTGTACGGATTGGGAACTGGACATTGATGTCTTGCAATACTAATTGCCAAATGTTTGTGTTTTCAGTTGTTGGCGCACCATTGTTTTGGATTGCATAACCCCATTGAGCACCAGCATTACCTGTTTTTGCTCTGAATTGATACACAGAACCATCTGTAGTCACATTGCGAGAAACACCACGCAAAGGATTCATCAAACGCATTTTGTGGAATACAGGATCATAGGCAGTACGACCACCGACATTGTAACCACCACCATAACCAGCCGGGTTACCAATTTGTGATCCATCTTCCTTCAAATATGCTTGATATTCTGATTCATCAGCAAACATTTCAAATTCTTTGTTGCCCATTGAACCTTTTTTAACCATCTTGGCAAGTTGCTCTTTAACCTTGCGGTTTACATCTTGCTTAATAGTTTTAGCTGGTGTGCGGATGATTTCTGGAACTTGAATAGCGGAAATTTTAGCTTCCAATGCTACTACTTGTTCAGTCATTTCTGCTTTAACAGCTTCTACTGCGGCTACTGCTTCTGCTTTAACTTCTTCAATCTTAGCAACATTAGATGCTTCGATCAAATCAAGTTTTTCGATAATTTTATCGGACATGATTTATTCCTTATTTAATACGATTAGATAATTGCTTTAGAAGTTCTCTTTTTTCTAATGCTTCGAGAATATCATCAGCTTCTTCGACCACCGCTTCAGGCTCACTCTGAACTGGGGCTACCTGAACTTCCACTTGTTTAGCATCTCGCTGTTCAAGCAATTTTTTCAGGGTTGAAGATGCGGTGGTCGCATCTTTTCGGGAAAGTCCTGCATCTCGCAAGGCTTTTTCGATATTTCGGGGATTTGGCGCACCTTCGGCTGTAAAGTATTCCAGCTTTTGAATTTCTGCGGCTGGATTATTTGGATACATTACAACACTAACTTCACGCAAACCGCCTTTAGTAATTTGGAAATATGCTTCATCTTCCATATCATCATCTTCTGCTACTGGATTGCCATCTTCATCTACCATACAGGCTTCATCGGCATAAGCGCCAACAGAAACACCGCCAAATAGATTTGGGGAATTTTTTAGAACTTCATAAAGATCAGAACCAGCGGTAGTATTCATAAATAATTCGCCAGATGCAGTCATACCTTTTTTGTCAAAATTAAACTCTGTCCATTGACCTACAGGCATACCCATATCATTATGGTTTAAGAACATTGGTAATGGATTGCCAGTTGCGGCAAACTCATTAGCCCAATTTTGGAATCCTTCAGGCTGATAATTAAATCGGCGACCATCAGCGCCTTCTCTAGCGCCCCAAGAAGTTACCCTAGCTTCAATCTTGCCGCTTGGTAGCTTGTCTTTTGAGGATTGGTTTAGGCTTAGTTTTGCTTCGCAAAGTAGGCTTAGATTCTGATTCATTGATAATCCCATTCTTAATAGATTGATTATTATCTTGTATTTTAGGGGATTTTACAGATTTTACTGGTAGTTTAACATTATTTTTATGCAATTGATAACCGAAAATCTGAAGAATCTTATTAATATTTTCCATGTTTTATTTTCCTATGTTCATTTTTTTAGTTTGATTGCCGCCCCCACCACCAGTATCTTGCGGACTACTGCCGGGAAGTTGGGTAATTTTTGCTGTCTTTGCGCCTATTGGAACATTGGTAGAACTAATATCTTTTGGTTGTGCAGATAATAACTCATCGCCACCTTCAATATTAGCCATATTCATATATTCTCTGGCTTCATTTGGTGTCATTAAACCACCAGCAATACCAGCGGTTACAAAATTCATCTGATCTAATGCCGCACCTTTTAGGAAGTCTTTTGTATCAAATCGAATACAAAGATTTGGATAACCTTTTAATAAACCCATTTTGAATTTTTGCTCAATAGCAATAATCATTGGGTACATAGTGGTTTTGTAAAATTCATCCAATAAGGTTTGAGTATTATTGAATTTGCCTGTTTCTAAGCCAAGCATTTGGGGTGGAACACCGAACAATGCACAAATGCGCTTGGTTGTTTGATCTTTTAGCTTGGCGGCATCTGCATCTTGCAAGGTAAGCATTTGAACTGGATTGTATGTCATGCCTTGGTCTAAAAGCATACCTTGACCCGGTTTAGATAGGTCTGTAGGTTTGCTTCCTGTCATGCTTGACCATGCTTCTTTAATTCTTCCGGCTACTTCTTTGTATTTAGCATCAGGGATCACAGATGTAGTGCTAAAGATGCCAGATGGCTTTGCGCCATTTTGCATAACAAAGTTTGCATATAGATCAATATCCTGATCTAAGGCTACCAATTCAGTCGCTAGAATACCCTTATTAAAACCAGCAGAACCTTGCCATGCGGCTTCAGAAACATGGATTACTTGATGGGCGGCTAATGGCTCATCTCGATTAAATCCATAAGAAGGGGTCGATAACCGATAAGTTGGGTATCTAGCTGGATTCATCTGAGTTGTAATCAGGGTTGAATCTAGATTATAAAGTTCAATTGGGGTTTGATTGGCATCTGTCTGGTCTTTGCGATAAAGCAAAGTAAAGGTTTCACCAGATAGCAAATACCACATACACCATTGATACCAGAACTCATA